GATAGTGCGAGCCTATGACATGCGCCAGGTGGGCGCCAGGTCGCACGCTTCGTTTTGCCCCTAGGTGCCTCGCCACTTGCCCGCTATCGGTGGCTGTCCAATACCTAGTCGTGCGACCCGGGAGGGTTGCCTAGTCCGCTCGGCTCAGCCGCATCACACATAGCGCACCGCGCATGCGGTGGCTCTGCACGCTATCGAACCAGGGGCAGGAATCCCTGTGCAATCAAGGGGTTAGCGCAGGGGTGCAGGGGTGCAGCGGTGGGGCGTATCGGTCCCTGTATCGGTGGGGCGAGGGGGCGCAGCGCTACGCGCGCACCATGTCGCGGGCGCGAAATCACGCGCGTAGCGCACGCGATTCAGAGGGGGACGGCGCCGACCCCCCACACACCCCGCGCCGCGTGCGCGCGCGTGCGCCTGAACCCCCATACCTTTTTACGCAGTCGCGCACCCCATTTGGAAAACCCAACTGAGTCGCACTGAGTCGCACTGAGTCGTTCGACCCCCGGGGGCTTCGGAGCCGGCAACGCAGGCCGCTAACACTGGCCCGCGAAAAATTGCGCAAAATTTTTGGGAGGGTACTTAGTGCCCTCGGGCATTCCCCCAACTAGTGGTCTCATCCGCGCCGGGACATTGCGTCCCGAGTTGCCATGCAGTCAGTTTTGCGGCGCCTTCGGGCGCCGCTCTTTTTTGGGAATCCCGAATGCAAAACAGCACGACGGCCGCACCCCGCGTCGGCTTCAAGGCCGAAGGCATCGACCCCAAGCTCAGCGTCGGCGGCATCGCCAACGGCTGCGTCAAGGGCAAGGTTTCGAGTGGCGGCGCCACTGACCAGGGCAAGCCCCTCGGCAGCGCAGTCGCCGGCTTCACGAGTACCGGCGTCAAGCCCGGCAAGGTCTGAGCCATGAGCAGTGAGATGGTCCCCAAGAAGCTCGGGCGTTACCGCTCGGGCGTGGGCGAACTCTCCGACCAGCGCCCCGAGGCGCCGCTGATTGACCCGCGTCGCAGCACCGGCAAGCGGCTCGGCCGCATCAACCTGCGCGCCGTGGCCGAAGTCCTGGCCGAGCGCGGCCTTGATCCGACCGAGGCCATCGTCAACATCCTGCAGCCGGTCGGCGAGGACGGCATGCCGCTGCCCTGCAAGCTCGAACCGGACGTGCAGGCGCGCATCTTGAACGAGTTGCTGCAGTACACGCAGCCCAAGCTCAAGAGCGTCGAAATCAAGGCCAAGGTCGCCGCGACGGCGTTCGATGTCAACGACGAACAGGCGGCGAAGATCGCCACCGAGTTCCTGCGGGCCTCGGGCATCGAGTGATGGACGACCTCACCCCGCAGGAAATGGCGCGCGTGCTCAGCGTGCTCGCCTGGGTGAAGGCGCAGCAGTGGACCGGCAACAAGGCCGGCATGTTGCAAGACGACAGCCGCGCGCTTAGCCGCTGGCTGGCATCGACCCCCGACGCGCGACGGCACGCCCGCGAGGCTGCCGCCGCCTTTGCAGCCACCCATGGATAAGCGCGAACTCATCCCCCTTTGCCGCAAGTCGCTAATCGCCTATGCGGTCGCGCAATGGGGGCAGTACGCCGCCGCGGAGCACCATCGCAAGATCGCCGCCGCTCTAGAGCGGGTCGTGAAGGGCGAATGCAAGCGGCTCATGATTAACATGCCGCCCCGGCATGGCAAGAGCATGGAGGCGTCGGAGTTTTTCCCGGCGTTCTACCTCGGGCATCACCCCGATCACCAAATCCTGCACGCGGCGTATTCGCAGGAGTTGGTCGACGGCTTCGGACGCAAGGTCCGAAATCAGTTGAAGGACGAGCTTTACAACGTGCTCTTTCCGGGCACGGTGCTCTCCGACGACAGCGCGGCGGCGAACAAGTTCAACACCAGCGTCGGCGGCGCGTACTTCGCCGTGGGCGTCGGCGGCTCGGCAACGGGTCGCGGCGCGCACTTGCTGCTCATCGATGACCCGGTGAAGGACCGCGAAGAGGCCGACAGCGAGAGCCAGCGGACCAAGCTCAAGGATTGGTACACGTCGGTCGCGTACACCCGCCTCATGCCGGGCGGCGCCATCGTCGTGATTCAAACGCGCTGGCACGAGGACGACCTGTCGGGGTGGCTGCTCAAGGAGCACGCGCACGAGAATTGGGAAGTGCTGTCGCTCCCGGCGTGGGACGACAACGACAACCCGACCGCGGCGCTGTGGGCTGACGCCTACCCCATCGAGCGGCTGCGGAAGATTCGGCAGACGCTCCCGCCGCGGGATTGGGAAGCGCTCTACATGCAGCGCCCCCGCGCGGGCATCGGCGCGGAGTTCAAGCGCGGCTGGCTGAACACGTACCCGAGCGTCAGCCCTTCCGGCATGTTCAAGATCATGTGCGTTGATCCAGCATCCGGGAAGCGCGCACACAACGACTACACGACGATTTGGGTTGTCGGCCTCGGCGCAGACGAGAACTACTACCTGCTCGACTGCGTGCGGGATCGGTTGAACCTCACCGAGCGCGCGGAAACCGTGTTCCGCCTGCATCGCAAGTGGAAGCCGGGCCAAGTCCGGTACGAGCGCTACGGGATGATGGCCGACATCGAGCACATCAAGGCCGAAATGAACAAGCGTTCGTATCGGTTCCCGATCACGGAAGTCGCCGGCTCGACGAAGAAGGAGGACCGCATTCGCCGGCTCATTCCACTCTTCGAGCAAGGCCGCGTGTGGATGCCCGAGCAGTTGCTTTACATGCAGGGCGACGGCAAGCAAATCGACCTCATCCGTCACTTCACGGAAGAGGAATTCCTGTCGTTCCCGGTCGGCCGGCACGACGACATGCTCGATGCGCTTGCTCGCATTGCTGAGCCCACGCTTGATACGCCCTGGCCGAGCAAGCGGCAAAACGTCGGCCCGGTGCTGGCGTTCGGCGTTCTCGATGCTGACGTGGGGTATTGAATGAAGAAGCTGAGTTTGCGCCCGTACCCGGGCGTGGTCGGCCTGTGCTCGTCGCCCGACGAAGTGCGCAAGCAGTTCAAGAAGCTCACGGGCGAAGTGTTCAAGTCGGACATCGATGACACGGGCGGCATCACGGTCTACGCGGCCGTCCCGGGCAACGCGATGTACCTCGTCTATGCGTACGACACGCCGACGCTCGCGCACGAGTTCGGGCACGTGCTGCTCGACTTGTTCGGGATGCTCGGCCACAACCCGACCGATGGCGACGGCGAGCCGTTTTGCTACCTGCTCGGGACCCTCATGGAAGAGGCGATGAAATGATTACGAAGCACGTCGTTCGCATCGCCGATCCCGTGTACCGCGTCCCGCTGTGGACGCTTTGGTTCCCCTTCGCCGTGCTCGGCGCCGTGGTTGACGCTATCGCCGAAGGGCACGGCCGGGACCTGTTCACCCGCCGCTATTGGCGTTTCACGGCCACGATCTACACGCTCGGCCGTGATGGAGTGTTTGCACATGCCCCGCTTTGAAGTCCGCCACACCAACGGCTACTGGAAGCTGTTCGACACGCACACGTACATGGACGTGGCGATCTTCGACGCCCTGGCCGCTGCAACCCGCGAGTGCGCCAACCGCAACCGCGACCGCTCGGCGAAGTGAGCCCCACGGTCGCCGTCCTCTACGCACGCAAGAACAGTGTCTACAAGTCGATCCCCGGCACGGACGTTTACGACATCGTGCGGGATGCTCGAACGTGGCCGGGCGGAACGCCTGTTGTGGCGCACCCCCCGTGTCGCGCGTGGGGCCGGCTGCGTCTCTTCGCGAATCCGCGTGAGGACGAGCGAGAGCTTGCGGTCTCGGCTGTATCTCAAGTTCAGACTTACGGCGGCGTCCTAGAGCACCCGAGCGGGTCGACGCTGTGGAAGCACTGCGGGCTCCCGGCGCCGTTCGCAGCGCCCGATGAGTGGGGCGGCTGGACGCTGGCGGTAGAACAGTTTCATTGGGGCCACCGAGCCGCTAAGGCGACGTGGCTCTACATCGTGGGCATCACCCGGGCCGAGTTGCCCCCGATGCCCCATCGAGAAGGCGAGCCGACGCACATCGTCTCCGGTAGCTGTAGAGCCGGCGAGGGGCGCAGGCCGCTCATCACCAAGACGGAGCGCGAGAAGACGCCCCCGGCGTTCGCGCACTGGCTGCTAGACCTAGCCCGGCGATGTCGAGCATCGCCCGAATCCCTACGACAAGCCGCCCATGAGGCGGCTTTTTGTTGACACCGATTGCAGTGCGTAGTCCCGGCACCGTTGCGCCGGTTGGTGGCGTCGCCGGTGCGCGGCGTGAAGTTGACGGACGCACCACTTACACGAAAGAGAGTCGCCGAATGGCCCGATCCGATTTCCCGAAAGACCCCCGCCGCAACCGCAAGGGCGACGAGGCCGACGTGCTGTCCAAAGACGACAGCTACTCGGACGCGCCTGACGACGAGTTGTCCGAGGACGTGCGCGAAGCCGATGAGTTGCGCGACGGCGCCGCGGAGGACAAGTGGGAAGAGGGTCCCGACGCTGACAAGGAACTCGTCGAGGACGAGGGCACGTCGGCCGAGAAGGTCGCCGAGCGACTTGCGATCTTCGGGGCGAAGCTCTCGAAGCGCCGCGACGAGTGGGTTGCCGCCCGCGCCTCGCAGGGTCACGACCGCCGTTGGTCCGAGGACAAGGATCAGTACAACGGCAAGGACGCCGCGAACCGCGCCACGTCCGACATGATGGCTTCGGTCGAGCGCGGCTTCCCGATGACCCCGGGCGGCGCGCAGCCGACGCGCTCGACGGTGTTCGTGCAGGCCACGCGCCAGAAGACGAACGCTGCCGCCGCGCGCCTGGGCGACATCCTGCTCCCGACCGACGAGCGCAATTTCAGCGTCAAGGCGACGATCCTGCCCGAGCTTCCCGCCTTCGCGATGTCCGTGATGGCTGGCGCCTCGCAGGAGGCGATGGGCGCGGCTCCGGCTAT